ACCAAATGATAGAAAAGAATATTAGAACAAATAACGAATTCTATGTTTGTCCAGTATTTAATGAAGCAATTCTAGATAATAAAAAAATTAGAGTAAAGAATATTAAAAATATGTGGGGCATTGGCACACCCGAAGATTTAAATTATTTCCTGCAAAATTATAAGGCGTAAATATGACAAATGTGACAATTATAACCGCAACAACCGGTTCTAATTATTTAAAGGAAAATATTAAATCGGTTCAAAAACAAACATATAAAGATGTTCAACATCTTTTAGTTGTTGACGGAAAAGAACATTTAGATAAAGTAATGAATATTCTAAATGAAATAGATATTACTAATGTTGATTTAGTTGTTTTACCATATGCTACAGGTAAAGAACAATATAATGGACATCGAATATATGGCGGATTTACACATATTGCAAAAGGTGATTACATTGGTTACCTTGATGAAGATAACTGGATAGAGCCAGAACATGTGCAATCGTTACTTGATACTGTAAAAGATAATCAATGGGCGGCCACATTACGTAAAATTGTAGATAGTGAAGGTAAGTTCATTTGTAATGACGATTGCGAAAGTCTATGTAATTGGGAATCAGTTATTAATGATTATTTTGTAGATGTTAACTGTTTCTTTTTCACAAAACCACTTGCGCTTCAATTAAGTCCGATTTGGTATAGACGTGCAAGACATCCAGACGATCAACCTGAAGTCGATAGAGCATTGACATATACACTAAAAGATAATATAATAGCATGTGAGGTTACAGGAAAGTACACAGTAAATTATAGAGCAGGCAATAGATCTGATTCGGTTCAAGGCCAGTTCTTTTTACGAGGTAATGACATAATGAAACAAAAATATAATGGAGTTTTCCCATGGCGAAAGTAGACTACAAATACAATGAAGGCGAACTTATTAAGGAGTTCCAACAATATATTGACTCAACATATGGTCAACACTACTCAATGAATCGGTTTCAGGCAACCGAATTCATTATTGACAATGGACACGGTGTAGGATTCACCGCAGGAAATGTCATGAAATATGTTCAAAGGTACGGAAAAAAAGCAGGAAGGAATAGACAAGACCTACTAAAGGTGTTACACTATGCATTGATGCTTTTATATGTACATGACATTGAAGTTGAAGAACCCGTGGCACATCGTGAACCAATTGAAAATTTTGTGCCACATCATCCAGTTTAAAGGAAAAATATTATGCAAATTAGTAATGAAACAATCCAACTCTTGAAGAACTTTGCTGCAGTTAACAGCAATATTCTAATTCGTAAAGGTAAGACTTTATCTACAATCAGCACAGCAAAGAACATCTTTGCGAAGGCAACAGTAGCAGAAGACTTCCCAGTTGAGGTTGCTGTGTATGATTTAAACTCTTTGTTAGCATTGTTAACATTGATGGAAAATCAAGATGTTGAGTTTGGTGAGAAGTCATTGACTATCTCTAAGAACAATGGTAAGTTTGAGTACTTCTATTCTAACGCAAACGTAATTGTTGCTGCTCCTGATAAATCTATTGAGATTGATAATCACTTTCAATTCCAACTATCCTCAGAAGATGTTAACATGATTATGAAGGCAGCTAACATTACAGCAGCCCCTACAATCTCTGTTACTGCTAAAGACGGTACAGTTGTATTGACTATAGGTGATAAGAAAAACGATACTGCAAATACTTATAAGAAAACAATTGGCGCAAGTGACGAATCATTTGAATGCCATATGTCTGTAGACAATTTTAAAATTGTCCCTGATGCTTATACAGTAACAGTATCTAAAAAGAAATTGTTCCACTTCCAACATGCTACAAAAGCATTGGAATATTTTATCGCAATGGAACCTGATTCTGTTGTATAATGCAACAACTTGAACTAACATATTTCTATCCCCTGACGGAACAGATTCCGTTAGACTTAGATTATGCAGATTGCAATACACCTAAAATGTGGACTACTGGTAATATGACTACCGGTAATTTTTTAGCCAGTAACGGGACTACTACTGCTTGGATAGTGCCGAACACCATTCAGTTTAATCCATCCAATAACTCAGTTGGTTATTGGAAAGTAGGTGAAGGCTTGCAGATGCATAATAAAAATAAGCCAAATTGGTTACATCGTCAGATGTCTAAAATCTTTTTTGGGTGGGACTGGAAAAACAATTAATATTATGGAGTTATTATGGATATTCGTGAACAAGAGTTTTTGTGGGTTGAGAAGTATCGCCCTCGCACATTAGCCGATTGTATTCTTCCTGCAGATCAAAAGAAGATCTTTCAGGAAATGCTCTCTAAAGGAGAGATTCAAAATATGCTATTGTGCGGTGGCGCAGGCATGGGCAAGACCACTATTGCCCGAGCATTATGTGAAGAATTACAAACAGACTATATCATCATTAACGGTTCAGAAGAATCTGGTATTGATGTTCTTCGTACTAAGATTAAACAGTTTGCTTCTACTGTATCATTCAGTGGTAAGCCAAAGGTTGTTATTCTAGACGAAGCTGATTATTTGAATCCAAATTCTACTCAACCGGCACTTCGTGCTTTTATGGAAGAGTTCTCATCGAATTGCAGATTCATTTTTACTTGTAACTTTAAGAATCGTATTATTCCTCCGCTTCATTCTAGAACTGCGGTAGTTGAATTTAAGTTACCTAAATCTGAGAAGCCTAGAATTGCAGCTGCATTCTTTAAGCGTGTTCTTGAAATTCTTAAGCATGAGAATGTTAAAGCCGACGATAAGGTAATTGCTAAAGTAATTGAAAAGCATTTCCCTGATTATCGTCGTATTCTAAATGAATTACAGCGTTATAGTTCTTCAGGCAATATTGATGAAGGCATCCTTGTTAACATGGGTGAGATCAATATGCAGGAACTTACAGCTGCGCTAAAAGATAAAGACTGGAAGAAGATGCGCACATGGGTTGTTAACAATATTGACAATGACCCGCAGACGCTATTTAGAAAGTTCTATGACACATTGAGCGACAGCGTAGTTCAAGTCCCTCAGCTTGTTTTGTTACTTGCAGATTATCAGTACAAGTCCGCATTTTGTGCAGATCAAGAAATTAATCTTGTAGCGTGTTTGACTGAAATTATGGCATCTGTGGAATTTAAATGATTGAATTATTAAGACCCACATTTGATTGGATTAAAGATGACTTTGCTAGTAATAGGTTTCGTTTTTGCGTTGAGTTGCTTGCTTGGGCTATTAGTATTGGGTGTTCTATTACCATGGCTCTCACAGTCCCAAATCCTCCCCTACTATATCTTTACCCTATTTGGATTGTCGGCTGTGGTCTCTACGCTTGGGCTGCTTGGACTCGCAAATCTTTTGGCATGCTGGCTAACTACATGCTATTGGTAACTATTGATTCGGTTGGATTGGTAAGGATGGTATTATGAGTTTATTTGGAACCCCTGTAGAAAAACCAGCAGAAGTTCCATATAAGGCTCCTGCAATTTCACCCTTCGATTTCATTAATGCTATTCATTACAGTAAAGATAACCTTATTGTAGATGATTGGTCTGAGAAACAATATAACCCGTTTATTATTAATAAAGGACTATCTTACGGACACGACACAGTAATCCCCGCAAATGAGATGAATTCCCGCCCGCATCTTGAGAAAAAGATGCAGTTTTCGTTTCTTATAAATACTATTAGGCCCCGTAAAAGATTCAACAAATGGATCAAAGCGGACAAACTTGAATCGATCGAAGTAATTAAAGAATACTATGGATATAGCACAGAAAAAGCCCGCCAAGTACTCCCACTCTTTGACGACTCAAAATTAGATTATTTAAGAACAAAACTAATAAAAGGTGGTCGTAATGGCTGAAGATATTTTTCACATTGATTATCCGGGATACACTCCACTAGAAGTAACCTTGGTACAACCTGACGATTTTTTGAAGGTCAGGGAAACACTTACACGTATCGGTGTAGCATCTAGAAAAGATAAAGTACTGTATCAATCATGTCATATTCTGCATAAGCAGGGTAGATATTTCATTGTACACTTTAAAGAATTATTTGCGTTAGATGGCAAATCTGCAGATCTAACTGAAAACGATTTACAGAGACGTAACACAATTGCTAAACTGCTAATAGATTGGGGTTTAGTACAGATCATTAATCCAGAGAAATTTACTGATTTGGCGCCACTATCGCAGATCAAAGTAATTGCATTTAAAGATAAAAATGAATGGTCTTTGCAAACAAAATATAATATTGGCAAGAAAAAACAAAGTACAGACCAATAATCTGTATAAATAATTATATCCCCGGGATGGGAACGTCTATAGAATTAGTCCCACTACCTTGGGAACGTCTAAAGCTGGTACAACGTATGGTACCCCTGTAGTCAGTAAGCAGGATTAACGCTATGCCTTCGGGGTAGCAAATTTTAAAACTCGCTTAATAGGAG